ATTCAGTACGACATTGAAGATGTTACGCCTAAGGAAGAGGAGCTATGACGGCTCTTAACTTCCAGCTACTGAAGTGGCAACAGGAGGTCTTCAAGGACTCCCATCGCTTCAAGGTCGTAGCAGCAGGACGACGATGTGGTAAGTCTAGGCTATCAGCTGTTACCTTGCTCATAGAGGCTCTAAACTGTCCTGAAGGGTCAGCTGTGATGTACATAGCACCAACCCTAGGACAAGCTAGGACTATTATGTGGGATCTCCTACTAGACCTAGGTAGACCTGTCATTAAGACCTCCCATGTCAACAACTTGGAGATCACCCTCGTTAACGGTAGGAAGATCCTCGTACGTGGTGCTGATAACCCTGACTCCTTACGTGGCGTGTCTCTGACATACGTAGTACTAGACGAGTGTGCCTTTATCAAAGAAGACACATGGCAGAAGATCATTCGAGCTTCCCTGTCCGATAAGAAGGGTAGAGCCTTATTCATTTCCACACCTAGTGGTCGTAACTGGTTCTACGATGTCTTCAACCTAGGACAAGAGGGTAAGGACGAAGAGTGGCAGTCATGGCACTTCACCACCAAGGACAACGAGACTATCGATCCTAAGGAGATTGATGCAGCTGAGAGGACTCTGAGTTCCTTTGCCTTCAAGCAAGAATACTTGTCTTCCTTCGATACAGCAGGTTCAGACTTGTTCAAAGAGGAGTGGTTAAAGTACAAGGAAGAACCTCAGTACGGTGACTACGTTATCGCTATCGACTTAGCTGGCTTCGAGGATGTCGCTAAGAACGCTGGAGCCTCCAAGAAACGTCTAGACGAATCAGCCATCACAGTCTGTAAGATCCTAGACAATGGTGACTGGTGGGTTAAGAAGATCATCCACGGACGTTGGGACATTAGGGAGACTGCCTCTAAGATCCTCCTAGCCGTTAAGGAGTATCAACCTGTCGCTGTGGGTATCGAGAGAGGAGCCTTGAAGAATGCTGTGATGCACTACCTTCAAGACTTGATGAGGAAGAACAATGTGTATACGCACATCCACGACCTCACTCACGGGAACAAGAAGAAGACAGATAGGGTCGTATGGGCCTTACAAGGTCGTTTCGAGCATGGACGTATCAGCTTGAACGTCGATGAGGATTGGAAGCAATTTGAGGATCAATTCATTATGTTCCCCGCTACAGGGGTTCACGATGACTTGATTGACTCCTTGTCTTACGTGGATCAACTGGCTATGACTAACTACCAGCAAGACTACGAAGAAGACGATCACGAAGTTTTAGATGTAATATCGGGATACTAACTATATGACTATCAAACGAGGAAGTGAAGAGTTCGCAGGTTACAACAAACCTAAGAAGACTCCCGGTCATGCCACTAAGAGTCACGCTGTCTTAGCTAAGGAAGGCGATGAGATCAAGTTGATTCGATTCGGTCAGCAAGGCGTAGAAGGTAGTCCTGATGGTTCAGCCCGTAACAAAGCCTTCAAAGATCGTCACGCTAAGAACATCGCTAAAGGTAAGATGTCAGCAGCTTACTGGGCTAATAAGGTTAAGTGGTAATAATTTACTTGACAAATTACTACTTTTGTGATATATTCCGCACCATATAATTAGGATACCTAATGGCTGAAAACATGAATAACGACGAGGCTCAGTTTGAAGAGCCATCTGAGAACGACAAAGAACTCGTATCGTGGGTGATGGATCACTGTGAGCGTTGGCGAGAGTTCCGTGACGCTAACTACATCGATGCTTGGGAAGAGTACGAGCGTATCTTCCGTGGTCAATGGCAAGCTAGTGATTCCACCCGTGAGTCAGAGCGTTCACGTATCATCTCCCCTGCCACTCAGCAAGCTGTTGAGACATCCCATGCTGAGATCATGGAAGCTGTGTTCGGTCAAGGTGAGTTCTTCGACATTGAAGATGACGTGAAGGACATCAACGGTCAGCCTATCGATGTCTCCATGTTGAAAGCCATGATGATGGAAGACTTCAATAAGGACAAGATCCGTAAGAGTATCGACCAGATTGGCTTGATGGCTAAGATCTACGGTACAGGTATCGGTGAGTTGGTCGTGAAGACTGTTAAAGAGTACATCCCAACTACTCAGGCTATCCCCGGTGTGATGGGCCAAGCTGCCATTGGAGTCGTTGAGAAGGATCGTATCTCCGTCTCCTTGAATCCTATCAACCCTAAGAACTTCTTGTTTGACCCTAACGGTACATCGGTGGATGACTGTATGGGTGTAGCTATTGAGAAGCCTGTGAGCTTGCATAAGATCGTAGCTGGCATGGAATCAGGCATCTATCGCAAGGTAGACATCACTCCTTACATGGACGATGACTCTCTAGAGGCTACTCAGGAACTGCGTCAGTACCAAGACGGTAAAGCTACGATGCTCACGTACTACGGTTTAGTGCCTCGTGAGTACTTGATGAAGCTCGAAGGTGACGGTAAGGAAGTTGTAGATCTCTTCCCTGAAGACTCAGCAGCTGATGACTACTCTGATCTCGTAGAGGCTATCATCGTTATCGGTAACGGTAATCTTCTTCTGAAGGCTGAGGAGAATCCTTACATGATGAAGGATCGTCCTATCATGACGTACCAAGACGATACAGTACCTAACCGTCTGTTGGGTCGCGGTGTCGTTGAGAAGGCTTACAATATGCAGAAGGCTATCGATGCTCAGTATCGTGCCTACCTAGACTCATTGGCGTTGACTACATCGCCCATGATCGCTATGGATGCTACTCGCTTGCCTCGCGGTGCTAAGTTTGAAGTTAAGCCCGGCAAAGCTCTCCTGACTAACGGTAATCCATCTGAGATCATGATGCCGTTCAAGTTCGGCAGCACCGATGGTAACGCTCCAGCGGCAGCTCAGAACTTCGAGCGTATGCTCCTCCAAGCTACTGGTACGATGGACACCAATGGCATGATCTCCCAAGTCTCCCGTGATGCCTCCCAAGGTGGTATCTCGATGGCTGTGGCCTCATTGATCAAGAAGAACAAGCGTACCCTCACGAACTTCCAAGAGGACTTCCTGTCCCCATTTATCAAGAAGGCAGCATTCAGGTTCATGCAGTTCGATCCTGAGCGTTATCCTTCAGCTGACTTGAACTTCGTACCTACAGCTACTCTAGGTATTATGGCTCGTGAGTATGAACAATCTCAGTTTATCGCTCTCTTGCAGACCTTAGGCCCTAACACTCCAGTGTTGCCTCTGATCTTGAAGGGTGTTATCGCTAACTCTTCTCTGAGTAACCGCGCTGAGATGATTGCAGCTCTCGATCAGATGGCTCAACCTGACCCTCAGGCACAAGAGATGCAGCAAATGCAACAGCAACTGGCACTTCAGGCAGCTCAGGCTCAGATTGCAGTCAACACTACTCAAGCTGAACGCAATAAAGCTGAGGCTATCAATACAATGATGGAGACTCAGTTGAAGCCTAAGGAAGTTGAAGCTAAGATTATTGCTTCCACGACTCAGAACTTACCTAATAATGATCAATTAGCTTCACAAGAGTTCGAGAAACGTGTTAAAATTGCTGATTTAATGCTCAAAGAAGCTGACATTAAGAACAAAGCGAAGATTGTTGAGCTTCAAATGAGCCAGCATCGGAACGAACAGAGCAAATCTGATGCTGAATTCTTGAAAAGCTTGACTGAAGGTCTGAATAAATGAAACTAGAAGACTTGGAAGCCAAATTAGGTATCTCAGATCTCTCTGAGGCGGAGAAACTCGCCTTAGTTAAGGACATCCAAGCTAATCTTCCAGCTTTGAAGGCTGAACAGATGAAACTTGAGTCTCAAACTCAGGCTCAGATGGTCATTGCAGCCGTTAAGAAGATCCAAGAGAACGTAGAGAACCGCTTTAACGAACTTTCAGTCTTCATAGAGAGCAAAACAGCATCAATCACCTCAGGTAAGGATGGTATCCAAGGCCCTAAAGGTGAGCAAGGCGATAGAGGCTTAGACGGTGCTCCCGGCATTCAAGGCCCTAGAGGTGTTGATGGTAAAGACGGTCAAGATGGAGAACAAGGCGTAGGCGTAGCTGATGCTAGGGTGGACTTTGATGGTTCACTCGTCATTACTCTGACTGACGGCAAAGAAATCAATGCTGGTGAAGTTCTGCCTTTTGAGACAACAGAGAAACTCAAGGTCTACTTCAATAATCCTGCTGTTAGTGGCTCATCTCTTCCAGATCAAACAGGTAACTCAGGTAAGTTTCTAACCACTGATGGCACTGACGCTTCATGGGCTACAGTGTCAGGAAGTAGTGCATTAACCGTCAAAGATGAAGGCACAACGCTGTCGTCTGCTGTTACAAGTATTGACTTTACTGGCGCAGGTGTAACCGCAACTAACACTGGTGGCGCTATTTCCGTTGCCATTTCAGGCGGCGGCAGTGGTATCTCCAGCGCAGACATCCAAGAATTCACATCCGCAGGTACATCCACATGGACTAAACCAGTAGGGGCTAAGTTGGTTTACATCTTGGCTTTTGCTGGAGGAGCTGGTGGTGGCTCAGGTCGCCGTAGAGCTTCTGGTTCATCTGCTACTGCTGCTTTTGGTGGCGGTGGTGGAGGCGCTGGAGGTAGAGCAGAACTTTGGATTCCAGCGGTTGCTCTCGGTTCTACTGAAACAGTAACAGTAGGCGCAGGAGGCACAGGCGGGGCTGCAAAAACGACAGACGATACTAACGGATCAAATGGAAATGATGGAGGAACTTCATCTGTTGGTTCGTGGTTGTCAGTAAGAGGCGGTGGAGCAGGTAACTTAGGTTCAACTACAGGAGGAGCTGGTGGTGCTGGAGGAGGTGGTGGTGCTGACGGACTTTCTACTTCCGGCACTTCTTACACATCGGCAGGAGGAGCAGGAGGCGCAGCCTCATCTTCAACAGGCGCCCGTGGAGGCTATCGAGCAGGCGGCGGTGGTGGCGGTGTAGGCTTTGCAGCTGCAAGTACAACAGCTCAAAACGCACAAGCTGGAGGTTTAGGTGGTTCTGCTTTTGCTAGCGTTACAAATACTACTGGCGGTGGAGGATCTTTAGGAAGCGCTGAATCAAATGGAGGTAACGGCGGTAATGCTGCTAGTTACTTTATTGGCGGAAGTGGCGGGGGTGGTGGAGGTTCAGGCGTTACAACAGCAGGAGCTGGCGGCAATGGAGGCTATCCTTCCGGTGGTGGAGGCGGAGGTGGAGCAGGACACGCAGTTAACTCAGGCGCTGGCGGCAATGGCGGTGATGGTTACGTTCGTATCGTCACATTCTTCTAAGGAGCAAATATGCCCAAGCAATTCCTATTAAATGCAGACGGCTCTACTCCAGCTAACGTGAATGTTGAAGTTTTACAAGCCGCTGGTATTCCCTTAGTTTTGCCTACACCTATGCCAAGACAAGGTGGCATGGTTGCTGTCGAGCAGGAGCCACAAATTATTGATGGTGTATGGAAGCAAGTTTGGACACTTGAGCCAGCACCTAAGCCTGAAGAAATAATTATTGAAGAATAAGCATAAAAGTACTTGACAAAGAGTACTTTTTAGTATACATTACGTACTTATTAACTAAGAGGTTCTCCTTATATGGACAAAGAACTAACTGTACAAGATTTATCGAAATTCTACGATGATGCCTTCGACATGATGTCCACTCAAGGGTGGAAAGATCTCATGGAAGACATCCTCAAAGTAAAGAATAGCTACGACAAACTATCTTCTGTCACGGAAACACACAACTTAGACTTTCGTCGTGGACAGATGGATATTTTGAACTGGTTATATGGCTTGAAGGAAGCCTATGGTCGTACTTACAAGGATTTACAAGAGACTGGGGAGGTTTAATATGCCTCGTCGTATCTTTGAATTCTTATGTGAGAACGGTCATCGCACTGATGCTTTTGTAGGCACAGAGTGCCACGCAACTCCCTGTAGGGAATGTGGTTCTGATTCTAAGAGAGTAGTTAGCGCACCTACCATGAAGTTAGAAGGCTGGACAGGCTCTTTTCCGACAGCTTATGACTCATGGGAACGAAAGCGAGCTGAGAAGCTTGCCGTAGAAAGAAAGCAGAACTCATAAGTAGAGATACCGGGTTCATATTTTAAATAGTGTCCTAGAACCATACATCTTATACGTGTGGCAGGAAAAGGAATTAGTATATGTTAGTAGATGATAACGAAGATAGTACTGTAGGTGAACTCGACGTAGTTGAACAACTCACCGCAACACCGCCTAAGATTGAAGAAGATCACGCCAGTGAAGACACAATCCCTGAGAAATACAAAGGGAAGTCCGCACAAGAGATCATCAAGATGCACCAAGAGGCTGAGAAGCTCATTGGTAAACAGGCACAAGAAGTTGGCGAGGTTCGTAAACTTGCTGATGAATTGTTGAAACAAAGTCTATCGAGTAAAACTGCTACACCTACTGAAGTAGAGCCTGAAATTGACTTCTTTGAAGATCCTCAGAAGGCAATTCGTAATTCTATTGACAAGCATCCAGATGTTCTCGCTGCACGACAAAGTGCTCAAGAATTTAAGAAGATGCAGATTCAACAGAAGCTAAGTCAAGAACATCCTGATTTCGGTGCTATTGTTCAAGATCCTGAGTTTGCGGAGTGGGTAAAACAATCTCCCGTTCGCACTCAGTTGTACGCTAAAGCCGATGCTGAGTTTGATTATGACAGCGCAAATGAATTGTTGTCTACCTTTAAGCAACTTAAGCAAGTTAAGACGCAGCAGGTAGCGACCAAGGGTAAAGAGACCTTAAAGCAGAACTTAAAAGCTGCTACTGTCGATACCGGAGGTACTGGTGAATCATCGAAGAGAGTTTATCGTCGGGCCGACCTTATTCGGCTGCGAATGAGTGATCCGGATCGTTACGAAGCACTAGAGCCTGAAATCATGCAAGCCTACGCTGATGGACGAGTCCGGTAAGTAAATTTTTAATTTGTATTATATCTAGGAGTATTTAAAATGGGTCTCGGAACTAATCACGTAACCAATACAACCGCAGCAACGTTCATTCCTGAAATTTGGAGTGATGAAATTGTTGCAGCCTACAAAAAAGGCTTGGTCGCTGCTAACCTCGTTAAGAAAATGAGCTTCAAGGGTAAGAAAGGTGACACCGTTCACATTCCTAGCCCTACCCGTGGCTCTGCTTCCGCTAAGGCTGCATCGACTCAAGTGACTTTGATTGCCGCTACTGAATCTGAAGTGCAAGTTTTGATTAACAAGCACTACGAATACAGCCGCTTGATCGAAGACATCACAGAAGCTCAAGCTTTGTCTAGCCTGCGTCAGTTCTACACTGATGATGCTGGTTACGCTTTGGCTAAACAAGTTGATACAGATCTGATCCAGTTGGGTCGTCTGGCTCAAGGTGGCGCTGGTGCTCGTTACGCTGGTGCTTTCATCGGTTCTAACGGTACTACCGCTTATGACTACACCACTGACAACCAAGCTGCTTTGACTGACGCTGCAATTCGTCGTTCTATTCAGCGTTTGGATGACGCTGATGTGCCTATGGACGGTCGTTTCTTCATCGTTCCTCCATCGAGCCGTAACACTCTGATGGGCTTGGCTCGTTTCACTGAACAAGCTTTCGTGGGCGAACAAGGTGGTGCTAACACTATCCGTAACGGTGAAATCGGTGATGTGTACGGCGTGAAAGTGTTCGTGTCTACCAACGCTGACACACCTACAGACGCTAACGATGGTTCAGGTACAGCTCAACCAGCACGTATCTGTTTGATGGCACACAAGGACTCTATGGTCTTGGTGGAGCAAGTTGGTATCCGCTCACAGACTCAGTACAAACAAGAATACCTCGGTACTCTGTTTACTGCTGACACTTTGTACGGCGTTGCTGAATTGCGTGACTACGCTTCTGTTGCATTGGCAGTACCAGTCTAATAGTAGCTAAACTGAAGGGGATCCTCACAAGGGATCTCCTTTGGTGTATCTACTACAACACACTGAGGATAACCATACCATGTCTGTAACCTTTAAATGCCTACTCAGCGGTAACACCGTTACTTTTGAACACCAAGTTGATATTGACTCCATGAAGGGCCATCCTGACTATGAAGTCGTGGCTGATGAGGCCCCTGTCGAGACTGAAGAAGTTAAGAAGGTTGGTCGTCCTAAGAAAGTTACTGCTGACACACCAGAGGTGGAGTAATGGATGAGGTTTCAGCTCGTGAGTTTGGTCGCCTAGAAGCTCAAGTAGAAGCCCTCCAGACTGAAGTACGCGATCTTAGTAAAGACGTTAAGTGCCTCTTAGAGTTAGCCAACAAGTCTAAAGGTGGTTTCTGGATGGGGATGACTATTGCATCCTTAGTTGGTGGCGCTATCACATTCTTCATGGGTAGAGTATTTAAATAAGGACACACATAAAATGGCAGTAACAACTCTCCTCAACGGCGTAGCAGCAACTGGCGCTTCTCTCTCAGTAGGTACTGATAGCGATAAACCTGCTTTCTTGCAAATCTCAGGTCTTACAGTGGGTACTGTCGCTGCTCAAGGTAGTGTAGACAATACAAACTGGGCAACCATTGGTACAGCTTTAACTGCCAACGGTATTATCACTATTGATAGTCCTCCTCCTTTCATTCGAGCTAACGTGACTGCTTATACGTCAGGAACTATTACAGTGAAAGTGAGTGTTTAATATGGCTACAACTAAGAAACAAAACGCTAAGGTTGGTAAGGTTATGGGTGAGTACAAAGAAGGTACTCTTCATAGTGGTAAAGGTGGCCCTGTCGTTAAAGACCGCCGTCAAGCAGTTGCGATTGCCATGTCTGAAGCTAAGATGCCCATGCGTGGTCAGCGCACCATGAAGAACAAGATGAAAAAGAATAAGTAATCATGGCATTACCTACTCATCTCTCCCTCGTGAATGACGTTTTAGTACGTCTTCGTGAGCCTGTTGTATCCGCTGTGTCTGATACGACATTAAGTACTCTCATAGGTAAGTTTGTTAATGATGCTAAACGTGAGTGCGCTGATGCTTACGATTGGGATGCCTTCAACACTTCTGTGACTATCACGACCACAGCTAGTCAATACACTGGCTACACTTTGACAGGCGCTGGTACACGTTTCCGTGTCACTAACGTATTAGACATCACTGACTACGGTGTATTGTTACCTACTACTGTCGATAAGATTGAACGTAGGGTATACAGCACTGCATCTCCTCAGAATGCTGATCCTAGTGAGTATGCCTTCAACGGTGTAGACAGCAACGGCGACACTCAAGTTATGCTCTGGCCTATTCCAGTAGGTGTCAATAGTATTCGTTTTAGCTTGGTCGTGCCAGAATCTGACATGACTGCTGACACAGACACAACTAAGTTGCCTAAGGAACCTATCATCTTAGGTGCTCTCGCTAGGGCTTTAGTGGATCGCGGTGAAGACGGTGGATTGTCTAGCTCTGAGTGCTACGCATTGGCTAAGAAAGCACTAGCTGATGTCATCGCTATTGAGCTAGCTCGTTCTCCTGAAAATGATGCTTGGGTTCCAGCGTAATGGCACAACAGATTCAAGCCTTCTCGATCACTGCTCCGGGCTTCTTCGGTCTAAACACGCAGGATAGTAGTCTAGATTTAGATAAGGGATGGGCCTTAGTAGCTAATAACTGTGTTATCGATCAGTATGGACGTATCGGTGCTCGTAAAGGATACACTAAGCAGCACAGCACATTAGCTGCCTTAGGTACTGCTGATGTCAAAGTAATCACTGAGTTGATTGATGCAGCAGGTAATAGCTACACCTTGTGTGCAGGTAACAACAAGATCTTTAAGCTAGTAGGTACTACTCTTAGTGAAGTTACCTTTAACGGTGTAGGTACTGCCCCTACGATCACAGACAGTAACTGGTCTACAGCTTATCTCGATGGTGACTTGTACTTCTTCCAACGAGGTCATGTCCCTATTGGCTTTGATCCTGACTCATCGACGACTACTTACTATCGTGTAGACCAAGAATCAGGCTATAACGGTACAGTCCAATTAGCTAATATTATTATTAGTGCTTATGGACGTATGTGGAATGCTGATACTTCTACAGACAAAGTAACTGTTCAATGGTCAGACACTAAGAACCCTCATAAGTGGGGATCAGGCACAGCGGGTACATTGGATACGACTACTGTGTGGCCTAAAGGTGGAGACACCATCGTTGCCTTAGCTGCTCATAACAACTTTCTGTACATCTTCGGTAAGCGTAACATTCTGATTTATCAAGGCGCTAATACACCAGCGACAATGACTCTTGCTGATGTCGTAACTGGTATTGGCTGTATCGCTCGTGACTCAGTGGCTAACACAGGTACAGATGTTATCTTCTTGTCTGAAACTGGACTACGTTCTATCTCTCGTACTATTCAAGAGAAGTCAGCTCCTTTAAATGACTTGTCCAAGAATGTACGTAATGACCTCATTACCGCTGTAGCTGGTGAAGTAGCCGCTGATATTAAGTCAGTTTACTCTCCTCGTGAGGGTTTCTACTTACTGTCTTTACCGCTGACTAAACAAGTATATTGCTTCGATGCTA